GGCCGCCTAGCTGTCGATATCTCGTATAAGCCGTCACGCCTGTAGCCGGGGTAGCCGGTAAGATATTACCTGACACGCCGATATGAGCCGAAGCGTACGCCGATTCGAACCCGTCCAGTATCGCACGAACCCTCACATAATAAGTGTGGTCGGGCTCCATGTTCTCAAGGTCTAATGACAGGGCCCTCGTCGTCGGAGCGTCTGTCCAGTTATAGTTATCGGTAGAATACGATACTCGGAACGTATCGAACCGAGCGTTCTCAGGCATCTGCCAGGTGCAGTGAATGATACTGTTACGGCCGCTTCCCTGGACTCTCAGATTCTCCTCGGACAGTTTGAGGTTAATCGGCGCCTTGAGAAGGGCGGACTTCTGCTTACTGTAATCGATAATCGGATACCTGGTATAGTCAGGCTCGTATATCTTTTCGTCATATTCTGTGGCCGTAATCGTCATCTTGAGGTCCTTGTCCTGTTCGAGTTTTACGACCCTAAACGGCTTTACGACTTTATCTCTGATACCGACGGCGTAGCAGTCATACTGACTGACTTCATCGCCTGTACCGAATGACTGAGATACGATAATTGTATCCGTCGTTATATCCGTCGATACGGGCAGTACGTCTCTTGTGACCAGTGCATCATCGGCTGAACGCTGAACGATAATACTGTAGACGTCCGAAGCGGTTAGCGTCACTTCCTTATCGAGTTTGACCTTGTTCCCGTCAACTGACACTATACGGCCGCTCTCAAGGCCAAGTCTCGGCACGGTGTGAGCTACGCCGATAATATCGCCGTACTCACACACCAGGGCGTTCACGTCTGCGGACAGCTGAATAGTCTGTAGCTGTCGTTCATTCGTGGCCAAGTAGTATAAGGCTTCACGGTGAGCTTGTGAGCGACGAGACACGCCGAAGAGCGTCACGTTCGCCGTATTGTCCTGAAGGTTCTTATTCTCGGCGTATCGAGCGGATCGGACGAAGAATTCCGTGTTCTTGAAGTCCCGTTTTTCGTCGTTATACGTAATCTGTACACTACGGGCCCGTTCGTCACGAGATGAGAAGCTACCGCTTACAGATGAAGCGGTCGTACGGCCTTCACCGAATATCTGCTTCATCGTACCGGGCATGTCAACGACGATGCCAAGGTTCACGCCGTGTCGCACGATAGTCGCATGCCCGACCTGAGCGGCTTTGTTCGCCGCCTCGTACCGTTTTTGCTTCGTGTCGAAGAAAGCGTCGAGCTGAAAGCGTCGTTCCGTGCTGCCGTTCCCGTCGTCGACCATTTCGTCGGCGTAATCGGCCGCCTTCTGCCATTCGTCAAAATACTTACTGAAGCGGTCGGCAGGGCAACCGTCGACTACATATTCGAATTGACCCGTCGTAATGTTCTTGAGTCTGCGGCAGTGATGGAGAATGTCATACGCCGCCCATATCGGATTCTGCGCGGACTTCTCTTCATACTGCCGTGTACGAGGATTAAAGACCAGAACGTGCATACGCCTCTGTCGCCAGTTAAGGTTCGGAATGCCGCCGTTCAACTGGTTCGTCGCCTTAATCCGAAGCCCGATGAGGACCTTATTCGGTCTCACGAATTGGCCTGAGTTGATATACGTCGATAGGGTCGACCACCTCATCATCGCATTCTGCCGACTGGTCATCGGCATAGTCGTTGGCAGCACTCGTACGTCGTACCGTGCCGCTTCAAGGCCCTCGAATTTAAAGCTTCGACGGACCGTCTGATTCGTTCCCGCTGTAACGGCGCACACTTGTTCAAGCCAGGCGTCCCGACTGCCTGTCTTACGAATGCCGATAGTGAAGCGGGCCGTGAGGTTTGTGAAGTTCCCTTTATCATTCGTCGAATATATCCCACCTGGCCACGTGAACGTAAGCTCAATAGCATTGCACTGGTCAGAGTCGGTGCTTCTTATGACTGACGCCCCTTCTTTACAGTCAAGGTCAATCGACTGGTCGGCAACCGTGTTCGGGAAGAACGATATCGGCTCCTGGTCATTCGTACCGAGCCGCTTTTCTATCTGTACGGATTCGAAATTCTCTATCGGCGTATAGCCGATACGGATGTCATCAATAGAGTCGACAGGGCCGTAACCGCCACTAAACAATACATTGAGGTACTGCACGTCTTTCTCGCCACTGTACTTATGCGTATTCGTAAGGGATCCGTCAGTGAGCTTGTAGGTTTCTGACTCCGTCTCCACATGGTACATGAGTAACTGACCTGCGGGCATCGTAACGCCGAACGTCTCGCCAATAAGGCCTCCCTCGTGTGTCTGTATCTGAGGAAGGTCCCATCCGTACGTCGGAGACGACGACTGTTCTTGAGCGTGTGCCTGATTGACGTGGCACAGGCTGTTTATAATCTTCCCGCCGAGTATCATGAACGCGCCTGCGGCTAAGGCCTGTCCGAATTTAGCAGTGATGCCGAGCCAACCGCCCACGTACGGAGCGGCAACCATAAGGCCAATTTGCAAAATCCACCCCAGGGCTCCCTTCATGCCGCCTTCAAGCTCGGCGGTCAGGACAACCTGGTCGCCGTCTTGAGGGATATAGCCGTACGGGATATCGACAAGCGATCCATTGACGAATACGAGTAGGCCGTTGATATCAACGATATCAATGAGCCGCTTGCCTTCGTACTCATACCGACGGCGTTCCTGTTCTCCTGTTAATATATTTTTTACTGTTATAATCTCAAACATTCGGATATGCTCCTTCTCTGGGCTTGTAAAATCCGACAACACGAGGCCCCCACCGTAATAGCCTGTCGACCTGTACGGCGGGTGCGATTGCGTGAACGAACTCACCGTAGCCAAGGTACACGCCGCAGTGACTTGGAAGCGGATTACCGATGAGCCGCATCAGTATGACGCAGCCTATCTCAGGTTCGCTTAGCGCTTGCCAACGTGCCTTCGTATCATCGACGGTACGCATGACGGTATCAGTGTTTTCGGCATCGACGAGAATCTCGGGAAGGTCTACTCCTTCTCGCGCATAATACTCACGAACGAGTCCCCAGCAATCGAGACCCTCGTCTAGGCTTCGTCCACCGTTCACATACGGAACGCCGATGAGGTCGCTAATATTAGCCATAATTGCCCGTCATCCCTTGCTCACCGCCGAAGCGTTCCTTGATGCGGCACTCTTTAATCGTGTTGTTACACGGTTTGTCCGTACCGGCGTAACCGCATCGGATAGACTTGAACACGAACGGGCAGAAGTCGAGCATATACGTATCTAGAGGGAATTTGTTATATAACTCAGGGCTACTGCCGAGGGTAAATGTGACCCAGGCTTCATCGTATGAAGTTGACAGGCACGTGAAATCGAGCTGGTCAAGCGGTTCGTCACTACTCAAGAGATTCGTATGTACGATATAAAGTGTGACCTCAGCGTCGGTCATACCGCCGTACTGCTGTAAGTATGACTGGATAATGCCGCCGCAGTTTGACACGGTGAGCTTGACAGACGGCAGTGTCGTACCGTCCGTCGTAACAGGTGTCACGCTAAACGGGAACCGAGTCCACGTTCGGCCTGACCACGTAACGTCTTCTGTGTTCCTGGCTAAATAAATGTCTTCAGGAAGGTCCGCATGATGAAGCTTCAGTAATAATAAGAACGGCGCATCGGACGAGAGCTTGTTCTTCTCGAGTATCGCCGCGGTCTCCCACACCTTCATCTACCTACACCTCCTCAAACGTGAGCGACACGAAGTACCCTTCAGGGTGCGAGTAATGAGACTCCCAATCGCTCGTAAAGCGTACTGTGCACGTATCCCCTGAGTCATAATCCTTGAATACGAACATATCGGACTTACGAACGGCCTTCCAGAAGTCCCGAAGGGTGTTCTTCTGAGCTTCCGTAAGGCACGTCCAGGCGAACTGAAAGGACCTCGGCGTTCGTGTGTTCCGAGGTCGTGTGATGCGGTAGCCCGCATCGGTTTTTGATTCGACTGTATTATCAGTCATCTTCTCAACGTATGTGTCGCCCGCGTTCGTTGCGAGCGATACTACAGGATGCGGAATCTGATCCGCGGGAAATGTTCTCATATCAGCTATCCCTTCGATATACTGCGAATCGTCCTTGCCATGCCCCCCTCGTCTGTCTCTGCGGCATCGACCACGACGTTAATAATGTACTTCTTCATCTGATTATCGTAATTACTCGACTGCACCTTCACGTTCGACTGACTGTTATTGATGATATTGATAACCGGTGCGGCCGCTCCGCTTCCGTTCTGACCTTGGTTCTGACTAATGCCTTTAGCCATACGGGAATATACCTCATCGGTCAGCGGGAAGACCGCTTCATCATTGCCCGCTTCGCCGATAAGCCCCATAGTCGGAGCGGTAACAAGGCCGCCCGTTGCAAAGGGCTTTGCTACACCGAGGGACGGTTTATAAGGCCTAAACGACGCCCCGTCTAAGAGGTTGCCGTTAAAGCTAAACCCTGACGTTCCTTTGCCACCACCGCCGAGAAGTCCGCCGAACAGCATATTCGCAATCTTGGAAGCGGCCACCTGAGCGACCATCTGAGTAATTGTGTTACGGAACACCTTACCGAGGCTTCTCAGCGAGTCTTTGGCGCTCGTCGTACCGTCTGCCATAGCCGAGAACACTCCCTGAATGCCTGAGGCTATCTGAGTACTGCCCGTGGCCACCATCTCAGCTGTGGACATATGAGCTTTCTGCCATAAGTCGTAATAGGCCTGAGCTGACTTGGAGCGGTCGTTCCAGGCTTGTGTATCTTTAGCCGCTTGAGACTGTAACAGGCCAGTAAGACTACCCATATCGCCGCGTTTAATCGCCCTTTGTACGGACTTCTCATAAGCGTCTCGCTCAGCGTCTTCGCGCTTCTGGACGGCTTCGAGATATGCCGCCGTGTACCAGTCATTGGCTTCTTTTAGGGCTTCATAGTCAGCCTTCGTCGCCTGTATCTCTTTAAGCTTCGCTTCTCGCTGCTTATCAAGGCTTTGTACGGTCTCTTCGAATTCGGCCTGAGCCACTGACGCATAATCGCCTTTGAGCTCGGCGTTCAGCTTGGCCATTTCGGTGTTGAACTTGAGCCGCCTTTGTGTCAGAGCTTCCATCGCCTTGGCCGCTTCTTCAATCTTCCACTGCTTCAGAAGGTCTTCAGCATGACTCGTGTCGATATCCTTCGACGTGTTCTTTATCTTTCGGATTTGGTCTTGCCACTTCTGAGCCTTGGCGTTCATGTCCGAGATACTCTTCTCGAACTCCGTACCTGTGTCGCTTATAATCGCCTTATCAAGGTCCTTCTCAAGACCTTTCAGGTCTTTACGTGCATTGGCGATGTCCTTCGCGCGTTGTTCAGCTTGCTTACGAACGTCCGATACAGATAAGGCCTTACCCGTCTCCGTCGTTCCTGCGAATTCGGTAAGCGAGATAACGCCGACGATGTTACCCGCAAACGCTGACCTGTAGTCTTGGTCGTAATGCTGAGATACTCGGCCGCCACCTGCCGCTGCGTAATAGCCGGAAGCATTCGAGTCAAGCATGATAACGTGACCGCCGTCGTTCGTGATGACGGCATCCCCAGCATGAGCTTCATAACCATTGCCGTAAGCATCGGTCGGATGGAAAGCGCTACCCGCATTTTCAGCCCAGTTCGGTGCCCAAGCCCCAAGGTTCCAAGCATTCGACACCCCTGCATCAGACCAGACGTTCTCAACGTATGTTGTGCATACGACCTCGTTCTCACCCGT